TCAGCCGTAGGATCTCCCGGAGTAAGTGTCAATTCAAAATCATTGGCCGTTGCACCTTCAAAAATAAGATCGGTTGTAATCGTAGAATTGATTGCGACAGTATCATCTGCTGCATCTCCAATAGTGGTATTCCCGCTCCCTGTAAAATTTGCTGCTGTGATTGTACCAGTTGCCGTTAGATTACGGATCCCGGTTACATCAATATTTGCATCTGCTGTTAAAACTTTACTCGCCTGTGCTGTTCCAAGCGTTGTAATATCATTATAATTTAATTCGGTGGCCGAACTTGTTACTAAAGTTCCTCCCAGCTTTAGCCCATAGGTTCCATCGTGGGATGCCACGTCTAAATAATTTGCACCGTCTAATATTTCTACAACTGTTGTTGATAATCTAAGTGGTGCCCCTGTGCCATCTCCGTCATATACACGATTGACAGATCCTCCAACTCCACCATCAATGTGCAGTAATTGAACATATCCAGTCGAGACAGCTACATTTGTTAAATCTGTTGCCATAATTCTTTTCCTATATTTAAGAAGGGAGGGGGATAGTTAAATCCCCCATCCCAATTAACTTATTCAACTATTAAGGATTGTTGAAGTTTACTACCTGACAAGCAGTATCTGCTGCACCTTGATGTAAGGAAGCACCAAATAGCGTGTCTGCAACTACTGAAGTTGCGAGGTGATCAATATCGTAAGCACTTTGGACTCTTGGTTCTAAATTCATACCGAATAGAACAGAATCTTTAGTAAAGATAGACATTGTTTCATCACCAGTTCCACCGTCATCATCCCAATCTACGCTTGCAAAAACAGGCATACCGTAAATCATGCCGAGTTGGCCAGTAATATTCGGGCCAGCACCGCCACCAGATTCAGGGCCACGTTGTTGGAAATCAGAGAACTCGCCAAGATCCATGAGGTTCATGTAAGATGCTGGGGAAGCATATAGATAAGTGCTTCCTGCGGTGTAATCTACACCTGCATCTAAGAGTTTCTGTAATCCGGAACGGACTTCTGCTGAAGTTGGATCGTTATCGGTTGCTAAAGAAACATCGTTTCCTGTTGCTGATTGAATAACATCTACTGCGAGATAGTTTTCAATTTTCTTTGCCAAAGCATAGCCCATTGAACGAGCATAGAGATTGAATAGATCATAAGAGGATTGTACTCTTGCAATATCTTCAATACGTTTTGCTTCGTAATGATGCTGATTAATACTGATCTGGACTTCGCCATCAGTTTGTGCAGAATAAGTTACTGCTGTATCTGCTGACTTAGATGCCGCTGTTTCTTCACTTACCCGAGGAATGTGGATAACATCACCATTAGCAACGTCTGAAACATCAGTTACTTGGTTACGCAGACGGAAAGACCGTTCAGCATAATCGAGAATTGCCTCACGCCACAGTTCGGGCAGAAATACGGCTGAACTTGTTGTGGTCACATTTGCCATTTTCTAACCTTTAAGTTTTGCTCCTAACAATATCAGCAAAGTATTTCTTGCGATCAGATGTAGATAGATTTTTCCAATCTAAAACTTTACCACCTGAAGTACCGCCACTACTTGCATCTACTTTAGGAACTTTTGTTGTAAATTCGTCTTTCATTTGTTCCAGCGTTTCTGAATCTAAATTGACTAACTTCTCACGAAGTTTTTCAGGAAAAGACTCAAGGAGTCGTTCTTTCCTTGATTGTTCTATTGAGTAGAATTTCTCAGCATCATCTCGGAACTTATCACGATCAGCTTTTGCTTCTTCGTAAAGACTTTTGTATTCTTCACGTTCTTCGGCTTCAGCTACTTCACGTTCTTTAATTTTGCCTTGCAATTCAGCTACTTTACTTTCAAGGCTTTTCTTTGCCTCGTTGAGTTCTCTGAAACGATAGCCCGGAACACTATAATCCTCAGCTTTCTCGTTGCTGGTTACGACTTGATCTTTCACGTTATCACTAACGGCTTCATCTTTTACATCATGACTGATTTTTTCTTCTGACATTTATACCTCTTTTGTGAGTTATCCTATTATTATTTCGGTTTTACCATCAGACTTTGACATTGATTTCTTTATTTCTTTATCAAAAAAGTCTGCAATAAATTTTTCTTCCATATCTGTAATCGGTTTTTCCGAGGTAGATATGGCTCTCCCCTGTTTCTCCTGAGCATTTGCTTTTACAGCATTGGCTGGTGTGAATCCTATTGTTACCTGAGTGTCTGTAGTTTTATTCATTTTTACTTTCAGACTGCCTAACATATCAGATGTAAGTGTAAGATTTACATCCCTTGCTGACTTTGGAGCAAATTCAACAGCTTGTCTTTTCCCCTTAGTTCTTACTTTTAAATCTCTTTTTCTCTCCCAATAAGGATATTTCCCTTTTCTGGAATATGGTTTGAATGGCCCTTCAACTCCATATCCTCTTTGAGTTCTTTCAATGATAAGCCCAATCATTTGTTCACCAAGTTTAATTAACTTTTGTTTTTCAGTTAAATCATCAAACATATCATCTATTGGTACTGGTTTAGCCACTTATACTAACCCCTCTTGATTTGGCTTCTTTTTTAGCTGCAGCAGGATTAAACATTTGCACTTGCTTAGTGAATAATCTCCATTGATGACGGCAGTTATAACCGCCTCTTTCAATAAAACCACTTGGCTTTATATCTTCTATCTGCTCTCTTGTTAATTGACCGCTGCTCATAAATTGTAAACAAATAGGTCTTGTCTTTTTATCAACTGGCCCGGTATAAACATAAGCAACATTGGCTGGTAATTGATCAGCCATCAAAGAATTAATACTTGCAGAATAATTGTTTAAGGCGGTGGTAACCAAAGTTTCTATTTGATCTGGCCTTAATTCGACTTCTATGTTCTTAATAATTTGCTGTTGAGATAATCCCCCTAAAATACCATTGGTGATATTACCTTTTAATGCAGTCGCAATATCAATAGCCATCTTATCAAAGAAGGTAGATTGATTCACTTTAGTAATTGCTAACAATGCTTGGGGCGATATATCAGCAAACTTATCAATATTCTTTAGTGCTTTTGTATATAGCTTATTCAAATTGTTATATGATTGCTTGAACTCAGGATCACTCAATATTACTTTTTTAAAATCCCTTTGAGAAATAAGATCAAGGATTTCTTCTTTGCTTTGCCCAGCTTTAATTAACTGAAATACCTGATCGGTTATTTTCTTAACCAGAACCGAATAATCTTTTTGGAATTGATCTAACTCAGGCATCAACTACCTAAAGCCTCTGCTAATAATGTTCCTGCATCAGGTGCTTCTTGTTGTGGCTGGCCTACCTGTAACTCCTCAGCCATATCGTCTATTTCATCTTCGGATAGATCTGGATTGTATTTCCGTAACCAATCTTTAGGAGATGAAAGATTGTTCTCCCATTCCCAAGACCATTGCTCACGTTCCTCTTGAGCGGTCAATGGGAATCTTGGTTCAGAAAAGTCCACACTATATTCTTCGGAAACTCTTTTCCCATGAGCTTCCAAGATAGTCCTATCAACATTAAATCTTTTCTTTTCTACATCTCTCCAGATCATTTGATAATCACCCATGATAGATTCGGTAAGATCAATCTCTGCCATCTTCAATGATTCACCAGATACAAAAGCTTCACGACCTACCGACCATTTAACCTTTAGATTGTTATTATAGGCCACAGAATCAACGTAAAATCTAATTGAATCAATATAAGAGCCTAAGTTTCCACCGGGAGATTCAAAATTAAACGAAGCCCCTTCTGGCAGGATCATCGGCTTATCCACACCCAAGCTAACCTGATTGGCATTATCAATCCCTGTAATAACTGGTTGCCCTAATGCTTGTAGCCTCATAGCTAATCCAAGTTCAGTCATCAATAGATTCACCATTATATTCGCATTGATAATATCATCGGCACCATTCCTAACGAAGTCGGTTGTATATGGATGGCGATGGCAAATGGTTAAAGGGATAACTCCATACGGATTCACATTGCCCTCGTTTACGGATTCCAGTTCCCCTGATTGATGAATTAAGAAATGTTCTTCAGCAGACCAATAAGCATATACCACTTCCTCATCTCTTGCCTGCCCATGATTGTAGATGGGATATATATAAGCAAAAGGATCCTTAGCCCTCGGTTCAAATATCGGCTCAAATTCAATGATCTGATCGTAAACAATCTTACTAAGTTCTTCATCATATCGTGATCGAAGAAGGTGGCTGCCAAGCAAATAAGTTAATCTCTCAGCCGTTATCATAGCTTGATCCAAGCCTTCTACATTCTCTATGTAATCTGGATTGTTTCTTGCTGGGGGATTCTTATATCCAATCGCCCGAGCATTGACCAGCTTGGAGGTGATGTTTTGAATAATCGGAGGAACTTCAAGTGATTGGATTGGGAAATATCTTTTTAGATCCGCTTCCATTTCACTTCT